TTAAGCTTTTACGTTTGCACGTTTTACCATCACAAAAGATAGAGTAAATGCCACAATAAAGGAAATTGCCATACCAATACTGTACATCGCCAAACTATCCGGTTTGATTGATGGCACGCCTAAGAAACCGGCAGCCCCTAACGCAATAGCTTTCACATTGAAGAATGCGATGAATGCACTCGCCAAACCTGAACCGATCATTGCCGCAAAGAAGGCTTGACGATAACGTAAGTTCACCCCGAACATTGCCGGCTCAGTAATCCCTAATAAAGCAGAAATCCCTGAAGGCACCGCCAAACCACGCACTTTTGAATCTTTTAATGCTAATGCGACCCCTAAACAGGCTGCCCCTTGTGCAATGTTAGACATTGCCGCAATTGGGAAAATAAACGTACCACCTGTATGTGCAACATCAGCTAATAGTTGGGTTTCTACCGCAATAAAGGTTTGGTGCATACCTGTGATAACAATAGGTGCATAGAATGTACCAAAAATTGCACCGCCTACAAAACCAAGAGTATCATACAACCAGGTTAAACCTGCTGAAATTAATGAACCTGCCTCACGACCAAGTGGACCAATCACTGTGAATGCCAAGAAACCGGCAATGAAGAGAGAAAACAATGGCGTGACAAGATTATCCAGATAGGATGGCACAAATTTACGGAATGTTTTTTCCAATGTTGCTAATACCCAAGCAGAAATGATGGTTGGGATCACGGTGCCTTGATAACCGACCTTTTCAATTTCAAGTCCAAATACATTCCAATATTTAATATTACCTTCCATCAAGGTTTTCGCATAGTTCCAACCGTCAGCCAACGCAGGATGAACCAAGAGCATCCCCAGCGCCGCTCCTAAGAACGGATTACCACCAAATTTACGGGTTGCGGAAAATCCTAGCAAGACAGGTAAAAAGACAAAAGGTGCATTGGCAATCGTATTGATAAAATCAACTAAATCAGACACTTCAGGGTATTTACTGACAACTGAATCCCCTTCCCAAAAGAAACCGACAGAGGTTAACATTGAATGGATACCCATCAACAAACCGCCAGCCACAATCGCCGGAATAATCGGGACGAAAATATCCGCCAATCCTTTCACCAAACGTTGTAATAAACCTTGGTTACCAGCAGCCGCCTCCGCAACCTCAGCTTTACTCACATCACCAATCCCCAATTGCTTGGTTAATTGTTCGTGAACTTTATTCACCGTACCGGAACCGAAAATAATTTGATATTGACCGGCAACAGAAAACTGCCCTTTTACTCCGTCAATATTGTCAATACCTTCTTTATCAACTTTGCTTTCATCGTTCAAAACGATACGCAAGCGTGTTGCACAATGTGCAGCTGTGGCGATATTACCTTTACCGCCCAACTTTTCTATCACTTGTTCAGCAATTTTGGGAAAGTTCATAGATTTCTCCTATATAAATGGTAACAAAATAAAACTGGCGGATTGTAACCAAATTCACAAATAATAACTAGCGAAAAAATAAAAAACCGGCTTGAAAGCCGGTTTTAAATTTGGTGCTCTGGGCGTGAAGATAATTATTATATTTTTCAAACCCTTACTCAAATCTTGGTGCAAATTTTAATGAACCAAATATTTTTTAAATTTCTTTATTAAAAAATATAGAGACTTGAACTCGTACGTTTAAAACCAATCGAAAAATGATCTTTTCTACGCTATTTTACGTAAAAGATCTAAATTAAACAATTTTCGAGGCTTTATATCCGAGAAGGCTTGAAAAATCAATCAAAAACTGCGTTTTTCTGCGTTGGTTTGCGTTGAAAGATCTAAATAAAAGGATCTAAAAGGCACTATATCTGAAAAGGCTTGAATAAGGATCTCAATTTGCGTTGAAATCCATACATTTAGTGCGCGGGCGTGGCGAGGGTTTGACTGCGATTTTTCGTGCGTGAAAGTGGTTAAAAATCAGGGAAAAATAAGGTTTTCGCCTTTGTGTTATGGGGTTGTTTGATATAATAAACTGGGGCGGAATTAAATAAGTCAGAGAAAAAAACAGCTTTGTTCTGGCAATAAAAAACCCGTGGTAAGCACGGGCGTTTTTATTTTAAAAGGATCTGTTTTTATTCAAACAGTTTGTATTCTCTGAAAGTGATGACTTCTTTTCCTACAATCGCATTAATTTCTTTTAACCGCTCTTGTAGCGGAATAATCTCATTGACGAAAAACACTTTAGTCGCCTTTTCAACATCACCAAAACCACCGGTATTATTCGGAATAATCCCCATCAGTTGCGGCGGCACTCGGTGGGCTGCAAGCACATCATCACGGCTCGTGTTTTTGATATTAAGAAATTCATCTTTTGCCACCGCATCGGAAAGCGGAATGACTTGTATGCCATCTTTTTTTCCGTCTGGAATATTGATAAATAAATTTTTAAAATTCCCCGTTCCCTTGGTTTGTCGGATTTGTTCTTTGATAGCCTCAACACTGTCTTTGTTTTGCGTTGGGTCGGTCATATAAATAATCGCCCCTGCGTGTGCGCCGTTGAGATAATATTTACGGCGGAATAATGTCGCACTCTCATTTAAAAAGGCGGATTGTAATGCCGCCAAATATTCCGGCACGCCATAAATTTCTTGATTCACATCAGGATTAACCAAATTGAAAACCGAACCTTTTGCAAACTCGTGTTCATCAAATCCATTCACCACCTGATAAAATACACCCTGCTCTACACCCACCCGCATATATTTTGCCAGTGGTGCATTTAATGCGATCACCTCACCAAAAGGATTACGTTTAATTTCAACGTAGGCATTACCAAAAACCAAATAATCCTGCACCAATTTTTCTAACTGGGTGCGGGGTAAAAGTGCGGTCGTTTTGCAAGTAGAAAGCAAAATGTTTTTCTTCACGGTGATTGCACTTTGGTGATGGGACGAAGCATTAATAGCCTTGGCGAGATAACTCAAATTAATCGGTGGATTGTAATATTTTTGATACATCAACACCGGCTCAAAATAATTTAAAATTTCCGAACGGTCTAAAACTGGAATCGGTTCGCCAAAACTAAATGCTTCCGCTTTTGGATGATAAAGTGCGGTCATTTTTTTACGTGATTTTTTCATTTATTTGTCCTATTCAAAAGTAAAAATAGTGGCTTGATTGCCGGCAATATCACCGCCAAAGCCGTAAGGTACGTTCAAAATGCAGTTCATAATCGCCCACGATAAATCGCCGTGGCTTGCCTCTTCCGAACGGTCGGAAACGTAAGTCATTCGGCCCGTGCCGGTTGTGCGTTTTTTCACTGTCATAAAACTGGTGATAATTTCTTTGCCGTCAAATTTTAGACGGCGTTTCTGAATGAGATTTTGCGTTTTCAGCACCATTTCATTTTTCAGGTCGGCGTTATAATCTAGTCCTTGCGCCATCGGGTAAAATTTTCTCACTTCTTGATACACGCCCGACCCCATTCCCGTTTTATCAATCACAATACGGGTGACGTTATAATCATCACAAAATTGTTTGATTCGATTTGCTTGCGCTTCATAATCCATACCGTGAAAGGTTTGCCAATGCAACACACGATAGTCGCCCCCTTCCACTTTAGGCGGGGCAACAATAGCGAGTGCCGCGCGGTCGCCGGTAAATGCGGGGTCATAACCGAGCCACACCTCACGATTGCCAAAGGGCCGTTTCCATTCGGGTTTATAATCCGTCCACTCTTCCCAGCTATCCACTTGGCATAGTTGTAAATCGGCAAACTTGAAGGCAGAGCTATCATCATCGGCAAATTGACACAAAAACAACTGCTCAAATTCTTCCTTACTGTTTTCTGCAATCAAATCATCAATATTGAACAGATTGCACCCGCCTTCCATCGCATCGTAAATGCTCACAATCTGTTTCCATTGACGATCCGCACAGAGCTTGCCGGCACGTAAATTCTCGTGGGAAATATCAATCTCCACTTTTTCTAATTTCGCACGGTTGCGATTAAAGGCTTTGCCGGAAAAGAACGCATAAGCGGGGTGTGCAATGGTAGTGGGTGTAGAAAAGTAAGTTTGACGATACATCTTTTGTGCCGCCATACCCGATGCCACTTTACGCATCACATCAAATTTCGGCACCCAAAACACTTCATCAAAATACAAATTGCCGTGATAGGATTGGGCGGTTGCTGAATTTGTCCCCAAAAAAATCAGCTCCGCCCCATTCGGCAGTTTGATGGTTTCCCCTTTTAAATCCACGTCTGCCGTCTGCTTGGCATAATTAACAATGTAAGAACGGAACTGCAATGCCTGTTTTTTACTGGCGGAAAGAAAGATTTGATTATGGCCCGTTGTCAAGGCATCAACAAAGGCTTCATGAGCAAAATAATAAGTCGCCCCAATCTGACGACTTTTCAAAATATTGCGGATTCGATGTTCCTTCGCCTTGTGCCACACCCGCTGATAATTAAACATTCCCTCAAGAAAGCCATTAATCAACAATTCCTCTTGTTCTTGGTCTATCGCATTCTGTTCTGTTTTCTTACGTTCGCCTTTATTGCGATTAGCCAGTTTCGGATTCAAATCCACTTCATTGCCTTCGCCAAAGGAATATTTTTTCACCCGTGCCATACGTTCCATTTGGCGACCGAGTAAATCAATTTCTTTGTAATCTGCCCCACTCTTATTTTCTTTCAGAATGAGCAAATTCAACCGGCTTTCAAGCGTCAATTCAACACGCCCGACAGGGGCGAAATCGTCCCATTTTTCACGCTCTTTCCAACTGGAAATTGTCGATATTGGAATGTTTAACTGACGTGATATTTCCGCAATTTTATAACCACTGAAATACATCACTTGCGCTTGGCGTTTGGTGTCTGCTGTGGTTTCTTGATTATGTTCCAGTTTATCCATATACAAATCTTAATCTGTTAAATTCTAGTTCTTGACATACGCCTATTTCAAGGGTAGGATTTGTTCCAAGGTCTCAAAAGCCTTATAACGAACGGTCATTCACCCCGTCAGCGTGATTTTTTTGTATCCGCAAAAAGTGCGGTCAAAAAACAACAATTTTATTCAATGGTCGAGAGTGCGAGGAATACAACACCGTAAGGGAATAACTCCGCTCGATTCGTTACGAGTTTTGAGCTCTCGACCGCCCAATTTTTGGGATTTCCATCAAAAGGAATAACGAAATGACAACTCAGATTTCTACTTTCAATTTCAAATCTTTTCTAGTTCGTATTCAATCATTCAACAATGAACCGTATTTCTGCCTATCCGATGTTTGCGAAGTATTAGGTGTAAATCGTAGAAGTGCTGAATCATTCCGCTTGAATGAGAAGGGGTACAATAAAATTGCAACCCTTACAAACGGTGGAAAACAAGAACTCACCTTTATCAACGAACCCAACCTCTACCGCATTATTTTCCGTTCCAACAAAGCTGAAGCAGTGGAGTTTCAAAACTGGGTATTTGAAGAAGTACTACCGCAAATCCGCAAAACGGGGAAATACCACATCAGCCAAGCAACCTTACCAATGCCACCCCCCACTTACACACAATCTTTTTCCCAACAAGATATTAATAACCTAGTGTGGTTGCTGTTCTCTCATGAAAAAATGCGTTTCTTACTGGAAAATCTATATAAACCACTCGCATTGTTAGATTCACCATTTGCGCCAAAAGTGTATGGCTGTGTCACAGAATACAAACGGATTTATAAAATCGCTAAACCGCAGATTAAAAAATTGTTGGATAGCCTCCAAAGGGACAATCCGGAACAATGGCGACATCTCAACCGTTATCTGAACAACGAAATCTAATTCAAATTTAACCGCTCTTTTGCCATCACACTGGAGCGGTTTTTTCTTGCCTGCCATAGTAGAAAGGATAAGTGCGGTCGTCTTTCAGGGCGTTTTGTGAAAGCTAAAGCAACAATGGCAAGCACTCGCACGGGCGTGAAAAGTCTTTCAGAATGGGCGCAACATCAACCTTTGAAAGGATAACCCATGCCAAAAAAATCAAAATGGTTTGTCGTTGCAACAGAAGGCGCAACCACAGACGGTCGCACCATCAATCGCACTTGGATTGAACAAATGGCGGCAAATTACGACCCGAAAAAATATGGTGCACGTATCAATCTTGAACATCTTAAATTCCGTTATATGTGGAAAGATGAGCCGCATTCCAAATGCTACGGTGATGTCATCGGATTAAAAACCGAAGAAAACGAAGAAGGTAAATTGCAGTTATTGGCTCAAATCGACCCAACGGAAGATTTAATCAAGCTCAATAAAGAACGCCAAAAAATCTACACTTCTATTGAGTGTGATCCTAATTTTGCAGATACCGGTGAAGCCTATTTAGTTGGATTAGCAGTGACAGACAATCCGGCAAGTCTTGGTACGGAAATGTTGAAATTTTCTGCCGGTGCAACAGCCAACCCACTCAACAACCGCAAAGAAAAAGATGACAACCTTTTCACCGCGGCTGTTGAAACCGAATTAGAATTTGTGGAAGAAACGGAAAAATCCCCGTCTATTCTTGAAAAAATCAAAGGATTATTCGCTAAAAAAGAAAAATCCGATGATGAACGTTTTGCCGTGCATGAACAATCCATCGAATTGCTTGCCGAGCAAACCAAAGAAAACTTGGAAAAATTGACCGCACTTTCTGCCGAATTTGAAAAACAAAAAGCGGAATTTGCCACAATGCAAGAAACCCAAAAAGCGATTCAAAGCAAGTTTACCCAACTTGAACAAACGCCATCCGCCGACTATACCGAACGCCCTTTAGTGGCGGGAGAAAAAGCTGAAGCAGACGGACGTTTCTTCTAATCATCACCACAGGAAGCCAAAATGAATAAATTTACCAAAACTAAATTAGCCCATTATTTCGCCGGTGTCGCAACAGACAATGGTGAATCCGTAGAATTTGTCGCGAGCGGCGGTCAATTTACCGTTGAGCCAACCATTCAACAAAAACTCGAGAATGCCGTATTGGAAAACTCCGATTTTCTAAAACGCATTAATGTGGTGATGGTCACCGAAATGAAGGGGGCGACCTTGCGTTTAGGCGTATTAGGCCCGATTGCAAGCCGCACCGATACCAACAAAAAAGAACGTGAAACAAGAGATATTCACAGTCTTGAAGAAAACACCTACTCTTGTGAGCAAACCAACTTTGACACCCATTTAAACTATGCCACCTTGGATAGTTGGTCGAAATTTCCTGATTTTGCCGCCCGTATTGGCAATCTCAAAGCCGAACGCATTGCACACGACCGTATTATGATCGGGTTTAACGGCTCAAGTGTTGCAACCACAACAGACCTTACCGCCAACCCATTATTGCAAGATGTCAATGTCGGCTGGTTACATCAAATTGAAACCAAAGCCACAGCCCGTGTGATGACGGAAGAAACTAAAGGCAGCGGCAAAATCGAAATCGGCACCGGTAAAACTTACAAAAATCTTGATGCCTTTGTGTTCGCCCTCAAAGAAGACTTTATTCCCGCACAATACCGTGACGACACTAAATTAGTAGCGATTATGGGTAGCGATTTATTAGCAGATAAATACTTCCCATTAATCAACCAAGAAAAACCAAGCGAACAAGTCGCCGGTGATACGGTCATCAGTCAAAAACGGGTGGGCGGTTTACAGGCGGTGTCTGTGCCGTATTTCCCGAAAGGCACGGTGCTGATTACCGCATTGGATAACTTGTCAATCTACGTCCAAGAAGGCAAAGTGCGCCGTCACTTTAAAGATAAGCCGGAACGCAACCGAGTGGAAGACTATTTATCTTCAAATGAAGCGTACGTGGTCGAAAACTATGAAGCAGTGGCACTAGCGAAAAACATCCGAATTGTTGATGCACCGGCGACTGAAACCACTAACGGCACAACGGAATAAGCCAATGCGCCCAACTAAACGTCATTTTCTGGAAACCTCTGCCGCTTTAGCTAATGCGGCAGAAACCGAAGATTTAAGCCAATTTAGCGAATACGACAAAATGCTCCGCTTGCTTGCTCGCCACAAAAAGGATTTGAAACAAATCCAATCCACGGTGCGTAAAGCAGCCTTTAAAAAACGCATTTTGCCGGATTATCTGCCTTGGCTTGAAGGGGCATTATCTGCCGGCACAGGCAAACAAGATAATGTGGTGATGACGTGGTGTGTCTGGGCGATTGACTGTGGCGAATATCACCTTGCCTTAACCATTGCCGACTATGCCGTTTTTCACGATTTGCGACTGCCTGACCCCTTCAGCCGAACCTTAGGCACGCTTATTGCTGAAGAATTTGCCGATGCAGCCAAAGCGGCACAAGCGGCAAATCAACCTTTTGAAGTAGCATATTTGGAACAGGCAAACCGCATTACCGCCGATTGCGATATGCCGGACGAAAGCCGTGCAAGATTATTGCGAGAATTGGGATTGCTTACTGCAGTAAAAAATCCCGAACAAGCCTTGCAATACCTTGAATCAGCCCTCGGTTTAGATCAAAAAATCGGCGTAAAAGGTGAAATCAAAAAATTAAGAAAACAGCTTGAAAAGGCTGAATCTTAATTTAAAGGAATTTAGACAAGATTCTTTTTAAACATTTGGAAACCATTGACCAATTCAACAAGGTCAAATACATAAAAATCATCATTGAAAGAAAATGAATTTGTTGCGTGTTAATTGAATATCCAAATATCTCAAATGTTTTTGTATCACCTCGTGCGATAAATTCAAGTAAAGCAATACAAAAGCTACCTAAATAATTAATAGCAACAATTAATCTCTCTTTCAACGTGGAAAATCCTATGAATAAAAAATCTTACGACAGTTTAATTCTTAAATTGTATTTAGCAAGCGCATTTATTGTGCTTTACGGAATGATTTTCCGATAACCCAAGCAAACCACGCAGCCGCGGGGCGGATTCAAAGTGCGGTCAAATTTTCTTAAATTTACACCGCATTTGATGAATCCCCACCCCGCTTTTTTATAGGTAAACACAATGTCAGACGGTGCAATCTCCATCAAACTCGTCCCCGATTATGAAATGGGCGCAGTGCAAAAACAGGTCGAAACCTACCCTAACACCGATGATTTCATCAGCAATGAACCTTTCTTCCCTGATTTGTCGATGTCGCAATGTCGAAATCAAATGCGACTTGACGGCACTGTTACTGAATTTCGCCTAAAAGATGCCTTGATTGAGGCAATGGCGTCCGTTAATGAAGAATTAACCGAATTTCAACAGGAAAATGCGAAATACGCTCATTTGAAAAATATTCCTGCGCCGGTTATCAATGAAGAAAGCATCTTAGTGCAACGTTATCAACGTGCCGTGATTTGCCTTGCCGTTGCCAATTTATACGAACGCTACGCCAGCTACGACAGCACCCATGAGGGCGAAAAGAAAATGGAACAACTTAAAGAGATCATCGACCAACTCCGCCGAGATGCCCGTTTTGCTATTAGCGATATGTTGAAACGCCGAAGAATTGATGTGGAGCTGATCTGATGAAAGTTCTCGCACAACAAAATGACAATCTCGATGCCATTGTTTATCGGCACTTAGGCAAAAGCCAAGGCTATTTAGAAATCGCATGCGAACTGAATCCGCATTTAATGCACTTGCCAATAATCCCTATCGGCACAGAAGTGAATTTGCCCGATCCTGACGCCGAAAAAATCAGCGTGGCACAAGATACGCTGCAACTTTGGAGCTAAAAATGAAAGATATTCAAAGCCACGCACCTTATGTATCAAGCGGGTTTACCGCATTTATGGGATTTATCAGCAATATGTTCAGCAATGTTACGCTTGCCGATGTCGGCGTTATCGTCGGGATTATCGTCACCATCGCCACATGGGTGGTGAATTGGTATTACAAGAAAAAAGATTTTGAATTAAGAAAATTAGAAGTAGAAGGAAAACTCCATGATAAGAAAAAGCGCTAAATGGGCATGTGGTATCGCCGCCATTGTTGGTTTAACCGTGGCTTTACACGGCAATGAGATCCGCACCTCGGAAAAAGGATTATTACTCATTGGCAATGCCGAAGGCTGCCAACGAAAGCCCTATCACTGCCCTGCTGATGTCCTAACCTTTGGCATTGGCACAACGGAAGCCGTAGAAAAAATTATTCCCAACAAAATTTACACTGACAAAGAAATCGCCAATGCTTTTGCCAAAGGCGTACAACAAGCGGAAAAATGCGTCAACACTTATGCCAACGGGCAAGCCATGCCCCAAGGGGCATTTGATGCCTTAACCTCGATCACCTTCAATGTTGGATGTGGCAAACTCAAAAACAGCACGCTTTTTAAAATGGCAAGAAAAGGTTACAGCAAAGCTATGTGCGGTCAGTTTGAACGTTGGATTTATGCAAATGGAAAACCGCTAAAAGGTTTAATTGAACGCCGACAACAGGAGAAAGCCCTATGTTTAACTTCTTAAGTTCAAAAGAAAAATGGGTGTTATTAGTTGGCCCGTTGCTGCTCTTACTGCTCATCTTGTTTCAAGGTTGGCAAGCCAATCACTGGCACGCTGAAATGGTGAAAGAAGAACAGCTCAAAGCCAAATGGCAAGCCTCTTACATGGCATTAAATGAACACGTGCAACAGTTTGCCGAACAGCAAAAGCAACTGACCCAAGCCGTTAATGCCCTAAAACATCAACAAACCCAACAAACACAGGATCTAAAAAATGCACTTAAACAACATCAAACTTGGGCTGACAGCCCTATTCCTGACAGCGTGCGCGGCGTGCTCAACCGCCCCACAAATCATTAAACAGCCGATACTCTGCCCGCAAACGGCAGAGTGCGGTCAATTTTCGCCACAAATTCGCACCAACGGCGAACTGGCGGAAGCCTACCAACAGGCACAGCACCGTTTAAACCTGTGCGTGGTTGAAAATCACAGCCTGAAAAAATGTATTGATGATTTTAATCAAAAGGAAAAAGCCAATGACTGATCAATTTGACCGTGCACAACAACTTGAAGAAATGGCACGTGAAATCGCCCTGAAAAAACACCGCACGTTTAAGGCAGTCAGCCGCCTTTACTGTGAAGATTGCGATGCCCCCATTCCCGAAAAACGCCGCCAAACCATTCAGGGTGTCACCCGTTGCGTGATATGCCAAGAACAGGAAGAAAAACGGCAACGGAATTATAGATAAGGGAATGTTAGAAAATGAAAAAGCCCAACCAACTGCGCAAAATCCTTGAGCAAAGTTTGCCCGACTTTGTTGATAATCCCGACCGCTTACAGCTTTACACGGATGGCGGGCAAATCATCGCTACCGGTAGCCACTCATTCAGTTTTGAATATCGCTACACGCTCAATGTCATTGTCACCGATTATGCCGGTGACATTGCCACGCTCATTGTGCCGATGATTGCCTATCTACGCACCAATCAACCGGAAATCTTTGAAAATCCCCAACTGCGTGAAAATGCCTTTAAGTTTCAAGTGGATTACAACAATAACGACACCGCAGACATCAGTTTTGAAATCAAACTCACCGAGCGTGTGATCTCAAAAAAAGAGGGCGACAGCGTGCAACTGAATTACGCCAAAGAACCGGTGCTTGATGATCCTCGCATTGTGAAAGTGTATTTGCAAAATTGGGATAATTTGATTTTTGAGGGTAAAGCCTAATGGCAACAGTGCAAGAAATTCAAGGGAAATTGACCGCACTTGTCAATAATCTGTCGCCACAGGCTCGAAGACAACTGGCACGCAACATCGGGCAAGCCTTGCGAAAAAGCCAATCGGCACGCATTGCACGGCAACAAAATCCCGATGGTTCGGCATTTGCCCCCCGTAAACCACGTAAAAATTTTAGACAAAAACAAGGACGAATCAAGCGCAAAGCCATGTTTGCCAAGCTCCGCACCGCCAAGCATTTAAAAGTGCGGTCGAATGGTAATGAAGTTTCGGTGGGATTTAACGGTTCAAGTGCAGCCATTGCAGCAGTGCATCAATATGGGCTGAAATCAAGCCCATCAAAAAACAAGGATTTTAAAGTGCAATACGCCCAACGGGAATTGTTGGGCTTTGGTGAAAATGATTTGGAAATAATTGAAGAGTTGGTAATCAAACAGCTGGGAATTTAATTGCCCTATTCCCTTTCTGAATAAAAATATTGATGCATTTCTGCCCGTTCTCGCATTTTTTTTAGGATTTTTTCTTCCTCTTTACTGCGAATTTCCGCTTGGATGGCATCATAATTGTTATAAATATAAATCCCAAGAATAGCAAAAATAAGAGCAAAAGCGCCGTACCAAACAAAAGGATTTTCTGCAATAGCGTAAATTAATATAAAAGGCAATGCAATGATAGCCAACAATATCAAGACGAAAAGGGGAGCAAATAGAAAAAATGCAATCCATTGACCGACAGATTGAATCTGCTCAATATTTCGTTTAAACCAAGGCTTTAGCGGGGTAAATAAAATACTCAAGACTGCAAGCACAAAATATAACGCAATAAGGGTTGGCAATATTTCAAGTAAAAAAGAGCCGCCAATCACAATTAAGCCGACTACAAGGTAGAAAGGTATAGCAATGAGAAAAAGTAATAGTGCAATCATATTATCCCCCCTTTAAGTTATATTTGATTATTAAGTTAAATTTCTATTTTTGTCAATAAAAAGTGAGCTATTATGAACAATTTACAATTATCGGTGATATTAAATGCCATAGATAAAATGACTATGCCATTGAAAAATGCCAATAAACAGGTTTCCGAACTCTCTCAAAAATTGAAAGAAAACAAAAACATCCGCAATCAATTAACCAAACAAGAAAGAGCCAATGAAGCCGCCATTAAACAATACGCCTCTACGCTCAATCCGCTTAAAAATAGGTTGGGCGAGCTCAATCAAGAGGTAGCGAAAGCACAACAAAAAGCCAAACATTACGCCCAACAATTAGCCAATGCGAAAAATCCTACGGATGAGTTTAAGGCAAAGGTTCTTGATGCACAAAATGCGGTTAAAAAGTTGAAAACCGAACAAGGGCAAGCTGCAATAAATCTACGTCAAGCACGCCAAGCACTTAATTCTGCCGGCTTATCTTCACAAACTTTAGGACAACGCCAAGATGAGTTACGCCAAAAATTAAAAAATGCCAACCAACAAATTCACCAACAAGCCCATGCGTTAAAAACGCTCAATGCAAAACAAGCAGCCTATAATCAATATCGTGGGAAAGTAGAAAATTTAAAAAATATCAGCGGCAAAGCACAAATGGTGGGGGCACAATCCATGGCTGCGGGAGCAACGATTTTGAATCCGATAAAAAGCACTGTGCAAAGCTACGTAGAATTTGAAGATGCAATGCTGGGCGTAGCGCGTCAAGTTCCGGGCTTGAAAGATGAATTTGGAAACTTTACTCCTGAATTTGAGGAATGGAAGCAAAAAATTCAAGATTTATCGCAAGAGTTACCATTAACCACGGTAGAAATTGCCAATATGGTTGAATCCGCTGCAAGAATGGATATACCTAAAGAAGAATTGGCAGATTTTGTCAGACTCAATACCGAAATGGCGACCGCTTTTGATGCCGCGAACCCTTCAGAATTAGTAGATCAATTCGGCAAAGTGAGCAAAAACTTTAAACTCACCCAAGCGCAAACAAAAGAACTTGCCGATACCATTAACTACCTTGATGATAATGCCATTTCAAAAGGAACAGGTATTATTGGTTATATGAACCGAGTAGCCGGAATTGCCGCAGTTGCCAAAATCAGCTCAAAAAATATGGCGGCTTTAGGTTCTACATTGCAAACGCTGGGGGCGGCAGAAGAAGACAGTGCCACTGCCGTAACCACGATATTTACTCGTTTAGGTGTTGCAGGTAATCATAAAGAAGTAGATACAGGACTGGCAAAACTAGGACTGAATCCGAAGAAAATTGCACAAGGTATGGCAAAAGATGCACAAGCGACATTAATGCTCATTGTAGAAAAAATAAAAAATCTAAAAGATAATGAAAAAACCGATGTGATAAAAAACCTTGTGGGGATTCCTCATATTAAAACCATTTCCAAGTTAGTTGAAAATACCGAAGAATGGAAACGGCAAATTGAATTAGCTAATAGTGAACTCGCCAAAGACTCAATGCATCGTGAATTTGAAACACGAATGAAGGGATTATCTTCACAATGGCAATTATTCAAAAATAGTCTGTTTAATCTTTCAACCACGATTGGGGGAACGCTCGCCCCCACATTAACCGAATTGATGACTAAAATTGGTGGCGTAATTAATAAATTCCAAAGTTGGATTAAAGAAAACCCCAAACTGGCAAAAAATATCCTACTGATTACTGCTGCAATAGGGAGTAGCCTAACGGTATTTGGCGCATTAAGTATGGCATTAAGTTTTGTCCTATATCCGGTCGCAAGATTAGGGCTTGGTTTGTTTAATTTAAAGAAAATTTTTCCTGAAACCTCATCAAGAATGGGCAGTATGATTAAAATATTAATGAGTTGGAAAAAAACCTTTAATATGCTCGGTGCCGGTATTATTCAATTTTTGACTAAATTGAAATCTCTTTCAACTTGGCTAAATATGTTCAAAGGGATATTTCGCCTTGCGTTTTCACCAATTAGAATGATTCTTGTGAGCCTAGGCTCTGCAATCAGCTTTCTATTCTCACCGATTAGCTTATTGGTCGCCGCCCTTATCGCTGCGGGTGTGATTATTTATCGAAATTGGGAAAAAGTGCGGGCATTTTTTGGTGGCTTTTGGGAAGGATTAAAATCCGGTCTCGCCCCTGTCATTGAAAAATTCAAACCATTGGGCGATCTGTTTGGTGTTGTGGTCGGTTGGATTGAAAAAGCCGTGAAATGGTTTATGGATTTGCTTTCGCCGGTTCAAAGCACCCAAACCGAACTAGATAGCGCACGCAGTGCTGGCGAAAAATTCGGGAACGGTATGGCAAAAGCGATTGAATTGATTCTTACCCCGCTTACATTATTGATGGACGGCATTAAATGGCTTACCGAAAATATGCCAAGTTGGGATAGTATTAAAAATAGTGTTTCAAACGCTTGGGATAGCACTAAAAATGCGGCTGGGAGTGCTTGGCAATCCACAAAAGAAACTGCCGGCAACATTTGGGGAAAAGTAAAAGAAGCTACTGGCTTTGGTTCTGACGGCAATCAACCACCAGTTCAAAAATGGTCTGGCGGTTATGTTGGAAACGGTGGCAAATATCAACCCATGGGAATTGTTCACGGCGGCGAATATGTGATGACAAAAGAGGCGACCTCACGCCTTGGCATTCACACCCTAAACGCCCTCAATTATGGCAAACAAGCCTTAATTGCAGGCGGGTTGGGTGTGAGCGTTGCTACGGCCGCACCGGTGCAAGTAGATCACCGACCGCCCATTTCTGTTCGCCCCGTTACGGCTCAAGTTGCACAGCCGATGAATGTAAACATCACTATCAATGCGGCAAAAGGTATGGATGAACGAATGATTGCACAGCAAGTCGCAAAAGAATTTCAGCGTATCCAAACCCAACAACAAGCACGCACACGAAATAGTTTACGTGATCGGGTTTAACCAAAGGGCGAAAGCCCTTTTTTGTTGAATTGGGCTTATTAATTTGCTAATATACTCTTAAAGATGACAGAATGAACCACTAATGAGAATTTTTAAAACCAAAGCCTTTGATAAATTCGCACAAAAAAACCATATTTTAGATAACGAGCTACTCAAAGCGATCATGCGGGCAGAACAAGGTTTAATTGATGCCGATTTAGGAGGCAATATTATTAAGCAACGTCTCGCAAGAGAAGGTCAAGGGCGCAGTGGTGGTTTCCGTTCCTTTATCTTTTATCGTATTAATGAAAATAACTATTTTGTTGCCGGAATTAGTAAAAATGTGCGTGATAATATTTCATCTCAAGAACTTACCGCACTGAAAGAATTAGCCAAAGTTTATGCAACATTTACACCGCAACAAATTGAGTTACAAATCCAAAACGGGTTACTTATTGAAGTGTTACCGGAGGTAAAAAATGAGTGAATTATTAGCGATGATCCATGAAAATGCGGCAGATTTACACGAAGCCGGATTAATGGACAAAAAAACCATGAAAAAATTTGATGAATTATGTATAACGCCTGTGCCAACATTTACACCGGACGAAATCAAAGCTATTCGAGAAAAAGAGCGTGTTTCACAAACAGTCTTTGCTCATTATCTTAACGTGAGTAAAAATATGATTTCCGAATGGGAAAGAGGGGTAAAAAAACCTACCGGCACAGCGTTAAAACTTTTAACATTAGTCCAACATAAAGGCATTGAAATTCTTGCCTAACGGTTGCAATTCCTGATACTGAAAGCAAGCTAACCAGGCTTGCTTTTTTGTTACCCCAAAATTCACACTTCCCCACCCTCGCATTTATCCCCTATCTCGCCAACAATAACGCTATTTATTACAACCGAAAAAGCGTTATGTCCGCCGAATTCAACCGCCGATTAGATAACCTGATTCGCTTTGGCACCATTGCCGAAGTAGATTATGCAACAGCCCGTGTGAGGGTAAAGAGCGGTCAAATTCTGACGGATTTTTTACCTTTTATTACGCTCCGTGCCGGCACGACAAAAACGTGGTCACCTCCGACAGTGGACGAGCAATGTGTGATTTTAGCGGCAAGCGGTGAATTTACCACCGCTTGCGTATTGGTTGGGCTTTATACGCAAAACAGCCCAAGCCATTCACCCGATTTACACGTAATTCAATTCACCGATGATGCAACCATTGAATACAACCAAGCAAGCGGGAGATTGAATGTTGTCGGGATTAAATCTGCCTTTATCAATGCCAGTGAACAAATAGATATTTTCTGCCCTACGGTGAATATCAAAGGCAATGTCAATATTAACGGCTCACTCTCAACTAGCGGTACAAGCACCACAAAAGGCAATATCAGCACACAAGGCAGTGTAACGGCAGGTGGTGATATTAAAGGCGGCGCAATCAGCCTACAAAATCACGTACACATCGCCCAAGGCGAAAGAGCAAGAACCACAAACGCAAAAGTTTAATGATGAATAGATTCACAGGCGAACGCTTAACTGATGAAAGTTCGCACATCAAACAATCCATCGCCGATATTTTACTCACGCCCATTGGCTCACGTATTCAACGGCGGGAATATGGCAGTTTAATTCCAATGTTGATTGACCGACCAATCAACAGCGTGTTGTTGCTACAACTTTCCGCTTGTGCCGTTACTGCTATCAACCGCTGGGAACCCCGTGTACAAATTACCCAATTTAAACCACAACTGACAGAACGTGGCATTACCGCAAGTTATGTGGTGCGTTATCGCAAAAATAATCAAGAAATTCGCAACGAACAACTCTTACTTGGTGGCAAACAATGAGTGAACTTGTCGATTTATCCAAACTTGAAGCCCCAAAAGTGCTTGAAGATTTAAACTTTGAAACCTTGCTTGCCGAACGCAAAGCGGAATTTATCGCCCTTTACCCGCCGGAAGAACAACCCTTTTGGCAGGCTCGATTAAATCTTGAAACCGAACCCATTACCAAATTATTACAAGAAGCCGTGTATTTACAGTTATTGGAACGCGCCCGCATTAACCAGGCGGCACAAGCCACGATGTTGGCGTATGCCACGGGTTCGGATCTTGATGTCATTGCCGCCAACTTCAATGTACAACGACAAATCATTCAAGCAGAAGACAACAGCGTAACACCAAAAATACCGGCTATTTTAGAAGATGACACCTCGCTACGTTTGCGTACTCAACTAGCTTTTGAGGGGCTTTCTGTTGCTGGTCCTCGTTCCGCTTATGTCTTTCACGCCCTTTCCGCACACCCCGAAATCGCCGATGTGTCTGTCATTTCCCCAGAACCGGCACAAGTGACCGTCACGATTTTAAGCCGCATCGGGCAAGGCACGGCAAGTGAAAGCGTATTAAATGCCGTGCGTAAAAAACTCAATGATGAAAATATCCGCCCTATTGGTGATCGTGTGACTGTGCAAAGTGCGGTGATCCACGCTTATAGCATCCGAGCCAAATTACACTTATACCGTGGGCCGGAATATGAACCAATCAAAGCCGAGGCATTGAAAAAACTCACTGCCTACACGGAAGAAAAACGAAGACTTGGGCGTGATATTAGCCTTTCCGGTATTTATGCCGCTTTGCATTTAGAAGGCGTGCAACGTGTGGAGTTATTAAGTCCCACAACCGACATAGTGCTGCCAAGTTCAAAATCCGCTTATTGCACCAACATTAATCTCGAGGTAGTGAGCAGTGATGATTACTAGTCACTTATTGCCGATTGGCTCAACCCCACTGGAAAAACGGGCGGCGGAAATTCTCAAAAGTGCGGTTGAAAATCCCATTATTATTGCGGATTTAATCAACCCTGATCGCTGCCCTGTTGAATTGCTCCCCTATCTTGCGTGGACATTTTCCGTGGATAAATGGGACGAACACTGGACAGAAAACGTCAAGCGAACAGCGATTAAACAATCGTATTTTGTACATAAACACAAAGGCACGATCGCCGCCGTCAAACGGGTGATTGAACCCATCGGCTATTTAGTTGAGCTGAAAGAATGGTTTAACACTCAACCGCAAGGAATCCCCGGCACATTTAGCCTAACCGTGGAAGTGCCAGAAAGTGGCCTAAGTGAACAAACCTACAATGAATTAGTGCGACTGGTGAATGATGTCAAACCTGTCTCACGCCACTTAACCCAACTTGCTATCGCCATTTCGCCAACAGGTGCACTGAACACCTTTATCGGACAACAAGAAGGCGAGATCATCACTATCTACCCACAAGGATAACTATGGCTTCACAATATTTTGCAATTTTAACCGATTATGGTACGACCGCTTTTGCCAAAGCCTTAAGCAGCAAACAGCCGTTACAACTCACCACCTTTGCCGTGGGTGATGGTAACGGACGAGCGGTCACCCCAACAGCCAATCGCACCGCACTTGCACGGGAAAAACACCGTGCGCCGGTCAGTGCCGTTTCCCTTGATCCTCGTAACAATAAACAAGTTATCGTGGAATTAACGATTCCTGAAAATATTGGCGGTTTCTACATTCGTGAAATGGGTGTATTTGATAACCACAATAAACTCATTGCTTATGCCAACTGCCCTGAAAGTTTTAAACCGCTTGAAAGTAGTGGCAGCGGCAAAATTCAAGTGTTACGGATGATCTTAAAAGTCGCCTCATCAAATGCGGTCACATTAAGTGTCGATCACAGCGTAATTTTTGTCACCCGCCAACAACTCACGCCGAAAACGATCACCGCCACAACACAAAACGGCTTTGATGAAAGCGGGCATAGCCACGAAATTGCCAAAGCCAGCACCACCCAAATGGGGATAACCCAACATACCAACAATTACAACGGCGACAGCGAAACGCTTTCACTTTCGCAAAAAGGGGCAAAAGCAATCAAAGCCTTGATTGATAGCGTGACTCGTAACTTGAGTCACTACATCCCCAACAGCAAAAAATCGGATGCCATTGATAGCACGAGCAGTGACACCATCGCAACCTCATTTGCGGTAAAAAAATTAGATGACAAAATCAGAAGACTTAATTTTTATAAGATCAATGTAAAAGGCAGTGCTACGCCGGTGACATTTGATTTGTCGAACCGCGAGCATTGGATAGCGGAAATCGGTATGGTGTACCGAGGCAACGGGCATTATCAGCTAAACTTGCATAATAATGCCACAAGCACGATAACCAATTTACCGCTTAATGATAAAAGTGCGGTGCAGTTAGATATATCCGTTATGGGCGCTTATACCCTTATCCGCTGTCATTATGTTTATCTCAACCGAACTTTTGAATCAAAGGCAGATTGGAATCAAGCAACGCTGAATTTGTCTTGGCATGAAAACTTAAAACTCGACAGAAACGGCAAAGTCCCTCGTGATACCGTCTTTGCCCGTAGTCTCGAAAGTAATTATCGTGTCGTTATCCGTCGTAACGAGGCACGCTTTACGCCGTATATGCACATGATAGATCAATCTGTCGATATGGCGGCAGATAGTGTCCAACAAAAAGGCATCGCAGAAATCATCTCCCGAGTGGGAGAGGGCGACGGTGTACCTAAGTCAATGCTCAAGACGATATTGCTTGCAGATAAAAATATCAGCTTTGAAGTGGGTGGCTGGAATGCAGCACAACAATATCAATATTTTCTGAAAGGGTTTAGCCGGACAGGTAATGTGGTTATCGGCAGTGCGGCTGATGATGGCACTGCCCGATTACAAGTTGGCGGAGACATCAACGTAAAAGGGTCGCTAGTTGTCACGAATTCAAGTTGGGCAAAACACAAATTCCCGATAAATAACGGCGGCGAGTGGCGGCTGGAGTTTAACCCTAACTCTGAATCCGACCCACGATTTAATATCGTGTACAAAATGCAGGATAATTCAAGCCGCTATTGTTCATTCCCAAAACTGGAGCGGAATGAAACCGTGGCGTATCGTGCT